CTATTGATACCATCAGCACCTACTATTGCTTCGTATATTTCCTCTAGTTGCTTGTGTTTAATAATAATATTAAGATAAGCATTACGTTCATCTTCAACAACACCTAAGTATTCTGTAAGCTTGTCGTATTCTTTCTCTATCTCTAGGTAGTTTGGCTTGTTATTCATACTTCCTCCTTTTTATAAACTTGTAAAACTTCTTACTCTTAACCACTTATCACTATTAAAATCACCCTCAGCATTACTACTGAGCCAATGTTCTATAGCTTGTCCATCAACTTCCCAAGTCTTCTCATCGATGTCGATGGTTAAAATATCATCGTCTATCCACCAATCAAACTCATCATCTAACCAAGGGTTTTCTAGTTTTACGATAGCCATAAATTCTATAAACTCACGCTCTCTATTGGCTCTCACCTTAGCGATAAATGTTTCTGCTTTTGTTAAATTCATCTTACCAACCTCCACTTCTTAACCATTCATTAGTTTCTTCAGGTGTTTCAGGGTCTACATCTATCTCATCAATCTGTACATCTTGATAGCCTTCTTCTACCCAGTCATCATACACCTGCTCTGCTTCATCTTCAGTGGCGTACTGTCCAATTTCAGTTCCACCAACCCATACTACATAATTATATTCTTTCATTTTCATTTTTATTTCTCCTTATTAAAGTTTTACAGCTATACTTCTCAGCCTTACCGCACAAAATAATCAACACCACCTGCCCTAACACAAGTAACAGTATCAAGGTTTAATGTACGGTATCCTTTTGCTTGTACATCATAGATAGTTTTATAAGCATTCCAAGGTGCTACTACTTTATTAACACCACCCCTTAGATGTTTAGTTACTTTAAACCTACCATTCATAGTTCGCCACTCCCCATTCTTCTTTCTAAATTGCACAGTAACAAACTTATGCCCATTACTATTTAATATAGACTCTATCTTTACTCGCTTTACTACCGCTACTGTTCTATCTTGCTTATTCATACCTCATCTCCCTCATCTGTTTCTACTTCTTCATATTCTTTGATACCAATATCTCTCATTAGTTCAAGAACCCTTTCTACTTGCCTAGTATTTGAATATTCACCTGCGTTTAGTTCAAGAGTAACAGTATTAGTGTCGTAGTCATTATCAAGTCCATCATATCCAAAACCCAATATAAACAAGTCTTTAACTAACATTGTATCTCTAAAGTTATTTAATTTAATTTCTACTTTCATTTTTATTTCTCCGTTATTATTATTATTATTATTACTTTTACAGCCTGTAAAACTTCTAATGCTTGTAATAGGCTACGTTACTAACATTAGTCTGCCAACATTGTCGACAATCCCCACACCCATCTAGTTTGTCGGGGTGATTACTCGGTAAACTTGCCTTACAAGTTACCTTGTTTATATCAGTGGTAACAGTAGAAGTATGAGTAAATTTAGGTGCTTTACCGTCTATCATACTGCCACTTAACCTAATAATCAAGTTATCAGGATAATTACCATCTAATTCTTTCACTAGTTTGCTTTCTTTAGTAGGCAGCCAGTGAATAATTTCAGGTGTACGTCTTGCTACTTCTATAATATTATCTAGGTGTTGTTTATCTTGTAAATCTCCACTATCTTGCCACCTCATAATCTTATGGGTTTTATATTCTTTCTTATTCTGTAGGATATATACCCAACTACTAACCCACGCTTTATGTTTTAATGCTTCTACTCGTCTAAATCTTGCTTTATCTACGTTGGTTTTAAATACCTTGGCAAATCCTTTATCTGCATAACAATCACTGCAAACACTGCCCTCACAACTTCTTAACTTACTACCTGTTTTACATAGGCTTGTCGGTAGTCCTGTAGAACTTACTACCATCTTACTATTACTAGTCAATCCACCTACTGTTTCCACTGCTAATTTAATATTCATTCTAATTCTCCTTTTACTTTTAACCTTGTCCAATTCCCATAACTCTTACAGCCTGTAAAACTTTCAGCCATAATTAATTTATTTAAATCAATAGCCATTACTACACCAAAAGTAATAACACCTACACTTAATATAACACCTAATATAATTACTAATTCCATTTCATTTTCTCCTTTATTATTACAGCCTGTAAAACTTACTTAACTATTACAGGCTGTAAAACTTTAATAATGTTTTAACTTACGTTCTTGTTTCTCAATCAGTTTTAATTCTGAATTATTAATCTCGTATACCGTCATTCTGTATAGAGTTTCTACTGGGTCGTCTACATCTATATCCCAATCCTCATTTACCTCATAGTCAGTGCCTATTGAAGCATTAAACCAATCTTTAAAATCTTCTAACTCGTCATAAGTCATAGGTGTTGATACTTCTACATTAAATAAATATTCCATTTCATTTTCTCCTTTTGTTTAAAATTTAAGCATTAATTCAGTCAATTCTGATAATGCGGTGCTAACTTCTTCTTCTACTTTTACAGGCTGTAAAACTTTATCCTTTGGCGGTGTTAACTCAATTACCGTATGGATTTTGTGTTTACGTCCCCTTGTATGGTCTTCTACTATGCCATTAACCATTGCTAATGCGTGTCCATTTCTAGCCGTAGCAGTGAATAAAACATAGGTTTTGTCTTTGCGTAAATACTTCTCACTATTATTAACAGTCATTGTCTTGCCTTTGGTAATTCTAGTAATAGCAGTAGTATCTAATCTCTTATAATCATATCCTTTAATCTTTGCTAATCCTTTAACAATAGCCACTGATTTATGATGTTGAACGCCTTTACCCTTTCTTCTACCTTGTTTACTATAATAATCGGTCATTTCCTTATAATCCACGTCAAACGCTAGACTTGAGGCAATTACCGTACATTGATTATGGTCGTTGTGATAAGTATCGGTTGTTTTAATAGTGTCGTATGTTTGCATTGTTCGTCCTTGTATTGGTGGTGGCTGTAACACTTAACTATTACAGCCTGTAAAAGTTTATTATTTAGCTGTTACTTCTAGTTCTATGTCAAACTCTTTAGCTATTTTCTTTTTAAAGGCTTGGATTTGTTCTTCTAGTGTTTTGGTCTTTGGCGGTTCAATGTCTTTAATTTCGAAGATGTACGGACGTTCTGACTGCTTAAGGGTTGATTTAGGGTCGCGCTTTAGGCTTATTTTCTGCTCTAGTTGCTCATCATCACCAATTTTAAAATGTAATTCTTGGGTTGATTTTTGATTCAGATTATTTTGGAATTTTTGGATTTTAGTGGTGAATACTTTGTCCCTAATCTGAGTGTTGGCAAAATCTAAAAATTCTTTCTGATTATCGTTATTAGATAAAATATCTAATATTGATTTTTGGATAGATTCTTTAGCTTTACCGGTTGCAATGATTAAGTTAAGTAGATCGTTAAATTGTGCTGTTTTGTTATTGTTTGACATAATTGTTATTCCTTATTGTTGTTATATTATTGTTTTCTTATATACCTTTGAGTTGTGCTTGTTTTCTCTAGGTGTGTATATCGTAACACACAAAATCCGTTTGTCAATACTTATTTTCACTATTTTATGCAAATAATTTAAATTTCCTTAAAAATCAATGACTTACAAGGCAAAATAAATTGAAAAATATATAAATAATGCTAATTGTCCCATATTTCCCCATATGGCGTACTTTATGCTTACCCTTGGTGCTACTATTACTTTTCAATAAGTGCAGGTTTGATACACTTTTGTAGTAAAAATACAACACTTTATTAACACATAATGAGCAGTTTGTCAAGCAAATAATGACCTTTATTTTATAGGGTTATTACCCAGTAGCAGAAATACAACAAGTGTAGTAAAAACACAACACACTAGTTAATGAGAACCATTCTTAAATGAGAGTCATTCTCATTAGGTGAAAAATGTATGTTTGAGAATCATTTACATTTGAGAGTCATTCTCATTTAGAACATAACACCTTAATGAGAACAAGTAGCATTTGATAATGATTATCACTTACATTTCAGAACAATAGTTGACTGCTTTACTAGGTTATTTATCCTACTAATCTAGTCAAGTATTTAACCAAGTAATTTACTCAGATATATAACCAAGTGTTTTACTAGGTTACTAAAGACCCCTATGGGGAAATGTGGGGCGTTTGTTTGTTTCCTACCCCCAGACATTTTCCTAATATTTTTAGAAAGGGATACTTACCTAGACATTTTCCTAATATTTTTAGAAAGAGGTGCTTACCTATTAATATGCAATCCTTGTCACTGGTCTGTACTATTTAGCAAGGTAAGCAATTCACCTCTTAAGTGATACTACTACATAAGTTACTGGAGACTGAGGGGGAGTAACTGCGCTGACGCTACGTCAAGCAGAGCTAGCAGTAGGTAATAGTATCAAGTAAGAAGTAAACAGAGCTAAGGTTAAGATTAATAACTAATCTACTTACTATTCTACTTCTCCTCCTCTAAGTAGGAGTAGGATTACGTACTATTGTAAGTAACATTGTTAACCTAGATTAATGACAAGAGAGCAGTAGGTAGTAAGTAAACTAGTATATAAACTACTTCTACTTACCTTTCTACTTACTACTTGTTCTTACTAGTTGTATAAAACAATAACTATTACTACTTCAGGGAGCTATTGTTTCTATACATCGAGGAGGGGCTTAGCAATCCTCCATCCTTTATATAACACAGGTCATAGGTATTATAGTAAGTCAACATAACTCTGGTAAGCCCACACTCGTATTCGAAACCCAGTGCTACTCGTTACTACTCTACTTTCCCCTGCTAGGGATGGTGCTAAACCCACTACTTCAGTACAGCTGATTGTTTTCCAGTGACATCGTATCGGGACTAATGAAAGTAATTCATTATATAATAGTCGGTTTATAATTATTCGTTAACTATCAATGAGTTATAAGAGAGTAATAACCTTGTAACTACTACACTAGTTTATAGTGTTAAAACTATTCAAATAGTTGTCTCCTTTAACCCTACCTCCTACTCCTACTCCGTTCATAAACCTCTCTAAGTCAGCATCCAACTGCTCCTCCCTATACCTAGCTAATGCTTCCTCACTACTCATACCTACACTCTCTACAATAAACCCTAAGCTCATAGAAAGGGCATCTAGACGGTCATCGTGTCCTAGGCTACCCCTATCCTTACTAATGTGAGTTAGTTGGTGTATGAGTGAATATGGGAGCTTGGTGTGGTCTGCTACTGCTTCCTTTACGTCATTCCTTACCAAACTAGCATCAATAACTAGTTTATGGGAATTAAGTAGAGGTTCAATAACATCAATAATACGCATTTCCTTCTGCTTATTATTCCTTACCTCTTCAATAGTACAAGGATAGATAGTCTTCAATACTGGTTTAAGTAGCTCAGAGAACATACCATCACCGAAGTTACTTTCTACTACTATTAGTTTACACTCGTGTTTCTTAGCAATTAAACTCATAGCAGTTAGGTTCTCAGGAGTATAACCTCCGTGTAGTCCTCCTACTTCACTTATGTATATCTTACCGTGTAGTTGTTTAATAACAGAGTAACCAGTCTCATCCTTACCTCTACCACTAGGGTCAATAGACATAATACTATATTCATAAGGAACATACTCACTGTCTACGTGACCTGCTCTATAGAAGCTATCACCTGTAAATCCTATGTTAGGAATATCATCCATATAGGAAGAACGAGAACTCGAGTAGGAGATACTTATCGGACCTTTGTTATCGTCTAAGTCGTGTACAATGAAATCACTAGTTTTAAGAGGGTATTTGTCAGCATCTGACAGTGTTGTATCTAATTGGTACTGTAGTCTAAACCAACTACGACCAATAGAAGCCTCACGTTCCACCAAGTCTTGGTGTGTAAATCTAGTGTCTGTACAACCTCCTACTTCAACTTCACCCTTTTCTAAAGGCGTAGTAATGTATGGGGCTAATGTGCCCTGATACACGTCAGTATCTTCGGGATACCGAGCAGGATATACTACGGTTCTAAAACCTTTGTCTCTCATCTTGTTATATATAGACTCTCCTGATTGAGGAGTACCTAACATAATGATTTGAGACTGTTCTGTTGTCTGTAGAATAGCATCATATTCAGCTACAGTAGCAAGTAGTTTAGCTCGCATCTGTTCTGTAGCAGAGTTCTGCATTCCTTCTACGTCATCAGAAATTAGAATGGAAGCACGGTTACCTTGTAGCTGTGATGTAATACCTAATGACTTAACACTTGGTTGTACTGTTACTTCACATCCACTAACATCGAAGCTCTTAACAGAGTTTCTCATATCACCAGTAGGTTGTAGGTGTTCCAATATAGGTAGGTCGAAGATTAGTCTACGTATAAACTGAGCAATAGCGTCAGAGTGTGCTCCTGATTGAGAGACAATCAATACCTTCTCGTTTGGATTACGTAATAATCTCCAAGTAACATATGCACCACAGATGTAGGTCTTACCAACTCCTCGAAACGCTTCCAATAGGAAACGCTTGTCACCTGTCATTAGTTGTTGTGCAATGTCTGTTTGTATGGGCGTAGGAGCAGGTAAGTTAATACCCTCCCACACGTAGTTAAGGTAGGACCTAAAGTCATTTACTAGTGCTTTAAGTTCTACCTTGGTTAAGCTTCTATCATAGATGCTCATTCAGCCTCCTTATATATTTTTAAATACCCTCTGAGAGGCTCGTAAGGGTGTGGTGGTGGACGCTAACGCTTCCTACCCTACCCAAAGTGTAGGACATCAGATAAAGTCTCTTCTACCCCACCTTTGTCCTTCATCTCTTCTACTAGATTCATCATTGGCTTACTCTCTACTACATCAGCTGTAATATCATTCTGTTTAAGGAAGTTATTAACAGCAGTAAGCTCAGCAGGAGATAGTTCCCCCGACTGAAGCTTAGCTATGTAGTGAGTAGCAAGCAAATCGTGAATAGTATTAAGTGTTTCAATATTTGCTTTACTCATAATTATTTACCTGCCATTTCTTTATTTAGTGTTTTAAGAGCGTCTCCTACTCCTGGAAGAGTATATAAAGGTAGTCCGCTATTCATCATAAGCGTTCTTCCATATACTGTGTTCCAAGCATTACTAGTTTCATCGAAGGGGTTCATATCTAATCCGTGTAAAGACTTAAATATGTCTTGTAGTCTAGATGCAGTAGGACCACCTAACCATTCTACCCAGTGTCTGCTTTTGTAATTACTACCTAAAGCTTCGCCAGTGAATGCTAGTTTCATATAGTTAAGACCTACGCTTAGAGGGGCAAGAATACTATTTGTATTTAACATCCTAGTAGTAATATGCTGCCATCCTTCGGTAGTTTCTAAATCATACTTCCTATCTTCTTCTCTTCTAATTCCCATAGCTATTTCAACGCCTTCGCCCATATAAGATAAGATACCAGTAAACATAGCACTAGTCATAATACCTACTGCCATAGCTGCATTTCTTTCACTATAGCCTCTTAATAACAAGCTCTCATAAGCGTGTAAAGGGTAACTCATAAACTGAGTAGCTAAATGTAGTCCAACATTATTAGGATTACTCCACCACGAAGGGAGGTGCTGCTTCTGACCCATTAGGATATTTAAATCAGAGGCATTAGATAGTCCTCTATCAATCATACGATTTAAATCTTCACCTAATATTGTAAGGTCATAATCGTGTAGCTTACCTTTACCTCTAGCCCCACCTGTCCAAGTAAATACCTCATCTGCTCTAGCTTGCACTTCTCTTAGTTTAGTTACATCAAACTGTAGTCGTGTAAGCTTTACTAGGTCAGCGTCCATCTTACCTGTTTTCTCCCATTGTTCAAGAGATTTAATTAGTCTAGGATTGTAGAACAAGTCATCAAGGAATGACATACCAATAGCATTCCTAGCAGCTGTAGTAACAGTAGATAGAGGAAGAGTATTAGATACAAACTCACTACCTTTAGCCAGTAGTTCATTTAATTTAGTCGTTCTTTCATACCCTTCTGTTAAATCATTAGTAGCACGACTATAAATACTATGGTTAGTTTTATCAAAACCGTGTACTGCTAGCTGTATCTTAGCCATAGCTGGGGTATCCATAGGCTGTTCATTATAAATACGTTTAAAATCACTAACGGATTGTCTGATAGCTCTCATACCTACTTTAAAACCAGCCATAGTAATAGGTAAAGCTAGCTCTCCTAACGCAGCAGTAGCAGCAAAACCACCACCAATAGTAGCGAAGTTAAGGTCCATCACACCCTTCTTCATCATCTGTGCCCAAGCAGGTAAGTCAGACTTCATCTGAGTGCCCCACATTAAGCGTACATTACGTTCAAAGTACTCCTTTATTTTATCTGCTTCTTTAGCATCTCCTGTTTCTTTCTTAACCCTTTCTCTCAGTTGTTTTGATACTGATGCGAGTTCTTCTTCAGTATGGAAACCTAGTACTTTCTTTGTTCCAATACGCCCTGATACCCTATATGCGGTTTTAGATAGAATATCACTAGCATCTCTATTAAGAAGCTGTATAACATCTGCCTCATTGACATCTATGCTTCTACGTTTCATAGTATTAACATTAGTGTCGAATCCATCTTTAACTACACTATCATATAAAGAGTCTGCTTGCTTCGTTGCTTGTTTTTCAGAAACATCTAGTCCTCTAAGCTGTGCTCTTAAAGCCTTAAGTTTCTTATTAGAAGCATCCTTTAACTTACGTTCCTTAGTTCCTACTTTAGTGCGTTTAGGCAGTTTAGCTTTAGCAGCAAGTTCAGCTTTAATCTGCTTATCTATTTCAAGTGTTTTACTACTCTTAGAGTCTTTAGCTTTCTTTCGTATAGCAGCTGCAACAATTTTAACTACTTCAGCTCTTCCTAGTTTCTCCATAACACGACCATTCCATTCACGTGAAAGGTAGTTCTCACGAGTAGGTAGACCTACATCCTCTAAGGATTTACCTGTTTGTTTTAAGCCTCTTTCAAAAGCATCTACTGCCTTACCTAAAGGACCATCAACAACATCTCCGTTGTATCTGCGAGCAAGTCCTTCAAATACTCTTACATTGAAATCCCCTTCATTCATATTTTTGAAGTAATCTCTATGTACGTTCTTAATCACACCCATCTCTCTATTGATGTTAGATTGTACTTGTTGTGTAATATGTTGAACTGTATCACCCATATAAGTAGCACCTACTTGAGGGGTACTTACGCCACTTACTTGTAACCTAGAAGCTAAATGCCTAGCTGTTTCTGATTTAGAACTATACATTCCTCCTAGTAGGGAGTAGCTGACACTAGACCCTTCAGGGATAGACCCTTCGAACTCTACTAGATTACCTTTATCATCCATTACTTTAAAAGTATCAGTAAGGTTTAACTCGTGTCCTGGAGGTATTAATGTACCTTCCTCAGGCATTTTAAAACCAGGAGGTTGTATATTTCCTATACGTCTACCGAAGACAAGGTTAGCTCCTCCTCCAATAAGAGCAGATATAGCAGTTATGTCTGCTTTCATCTTCTCATCGTGTAGTCCTAGATAGTTTTGTCTAATACTCTCATCTACATAAGCAGTAGTACCAGCTAAGGAAGCACCTAAAGCCATTCTTGATAGTGCTGAAGTACCTCCTGTATAAGCTAATACAGCTAACTCAGGGGCATTAACAGGATTAAGTAAGAAGCCTGGTATAGAAGCAGCAAAGTTAACTACAGCATTATTAGTGCTTAATACTTCCTTTTGAGCTAAATCATATTTGTATATAGCCTTCCAGTTTTCATAGCTCTCTTGAGAGACAATATCACCATTAGCCATAGCTCTTGTAGCTAGTGTTAAAGGTATTCCCTCTGCTTGTAGTTCTTCAAAAGCAGGTAGTTCCCAATCAATGTCTACTTGAAAACTCTTATCTTTGAGTATGTTACCTTCTTCATCCTTAGCAGCTCCCCATTCTCCCCAGACCTGATTAACCTGTCCCCACGCACTTTCAAAAGTACCTAGGTTTGGGTACTTCTCTTCAATAGCCGCATTTCTAATATTCTCTCTAGCGGTATTATTCATATCTACCCACATAAACTACTCCTTATAAATCAAAACCCATAGTTCCACTTAATCTCATTACCTTTTATAATAAAGGTACTATCCTCCTTACTTGCTTCTGCCCTAGACTCACTAGTATATATCCCTGTTTTCTGTTCTAAAGTACCAATCGCTTTATTTACTTTAGTTTTCAGTCTACAGGCATCCAACGACATCCCTGTCTTACCGCTACATACATTCTCTTCAGACTCGCTTCTCTTAAATATATCAAGAGCATTACTAACCTCTAAGTTTAAATTAGTAGTAATACTAGAGGGCTGAGGCTCAGAACTGGATACTACATCCTGAGCTATTAAACCACTATTAATATCGTCATACATACCTGTTAAGTCTAATTCTAAATCATCATAAGTAGTTTCATTAGAAGTAGACGTGGTACTATCTATATTCTTATTTGTTTCTGTAGTCATTTCTCTTCCTTCTCTTTATTCCAAGGGAATGTGAACCAATCTGAAATACTCTCCCATCCTTTATA